CCCGAACAAAGGCCCTCCGGGAGAGAGGACTGGCCTTAGCAGCTTTCTTAGAGCGATTCGTCTTACGCGGAGCCATAACGAGCAGTGATTTAATAAAATTGTCAGATTTTATTTTGGAGATACGTGGCGTATGGAATGTGGTCCACCACACCAATTGTATCACTATATTCTATTCGCAACATATTCTCCAATTCAATCTGAGCGTCAGGAGTATAGCCAAATGCTACCCACATGCTGTGCCGAATCTCATCAGAAATTTCCCGTTGTTCACTTCCACCAATGATGCTATACAATCTACGGCGCTCCATCTCAAGTAGCATACTCTTATCCCGGACCACTCCGCGGGGGAATGCGTGATAAAACTGCTCAAGTATAGGAATTCCACCATGGGAGTTGCGCCCACAGTCACCGTTGAGTATTAGCCATTCAAGGTATTGGCTATGGTGTGTAAAGGGATGCACAGAGTGCAGATCTTTCGACAAGACAACATTTGGGTTGCGCACACAGATGTTATAACCAGGACTGGTGAGCACATTAACTTGACAAAAGCTAACTTCACGCACGTCATACACTGGGTTCTCCACTTTCATGTTGAACCCCATGCTAAGAAACCACTGGGATAAATTGCCAACTGATGATAAATACTTGCTATCAAAAATAACAACACAATCATCACCATTATTGGCAAGTGAGACGGGCACTTGGAGTTCACGAAAATAGGCGTGTACCATAGAACTCATTAGCAAACAATTGCCAAGGGATGTATTCATATCCCCGGACATACGTCTACCCCTCACCTTATACTCCACAACAGTGTTGTCGACGTACGCTCTGCCGTGGTTATCAATTTGCCATGACAGCAGAGTTTGCAACCACTTAACACCATATACAAAACTACCTTTATAGACCTCATGTTCCCATTTTAATGCAACCTCGGAAACATGTTGGTCAAACCTGCTAGCATCCAAGCCAATAAACACAGGGTTGCTGTACCTACTGGCCTTGACAAGGAGATGGTTTGCAGACTGCTTAGCATTAAGACCTTTAAAGATAGTTTTGTCTCCACGGCCATCCGTGTCGAACAGCTGGTCTATACGACGATAAAAATCATGCTCGTGTGGCTTAAGATATGCCGCCAACTCCAAATTGTACCTCGCAGAGCGGGGTTGAATAATCCTAGGAGCTGGATCGACTTTAATACTATCAATCTTCTCACACTTGACGAACGCTTTTAAGTAACCATCCTTCCGGGTAAGTCTTTTAACCGACAAGGACTCGAACGCCTTCGTGTAACACTTGAGTTTAGGGCCATGCCACAGCGACAACACTGTTGCGGTGGTCATGGGCTTCAATCTCGGATACGACAAAAGGTGTCTCATCTCAGGAAGGAGTTTACTTCTAAAATGCTTCTCACTTGGCACGGGGGGGGACATCAATGATCCATCAGCCGCTCGCACCATAAAGACCCGCTCCAAGAGCCCCCTAAGAATATTAGGGAGGCTCGAGTTATGGACGATATACCTGCGATTGGAGAAAATTGGCCCAAACACCGTCCCCCGACGGTGTTTAGTGCATGGCGAGGGGTTACCGGAAACCGTAATCTCGACACCCTCGGGAATAACCACTGGGCCAGTGGTTACCCCGTCGAGATCGGCCCGGCACCCCTATTTGACGGGAGGGGGATGGCCCTCCCCCATACGGTCAATTACTGCAATGGCATGAGTATAGTTCTCTGGCCGGATGAAGCACGCCACAAGTGCGTCACCCAATAACCGCAATTGTATGTTATGGCGAACATGATATTCGTCGAACACTTTAAGCAGGACGGTCTCATACACCATGCGATTTGCATTGCTAGGTGATAGAATGCCAACCCTGCTTTGGGCAATCAAAGCAAAGCGGATGGCGGTGCGGGAGTTAATAGCAACAGGTTGAGCACTATCCAAATCCTCGTGATCACCAGCAACAACATCGGTGTAAGAGTTGCGGATTGCAGCAAACCACCTAAGTGTGCTGGGATCGAGAGTAACCTGCGCTGTTAAATACAGCACCACACAGGGGACAACCAATCCCGAGAAGCCAAAGAACCAGCAGCCTAAGACAGTGACAAGCGTTGTGAGTTTGCGGGTACGGTCTGATAGGGAGACCCAGCGCGCATACGCCTGTAAAGCCATGGTTTGAT